CCGGTAATTGGAGAGGGCTGCTTCTTCACGCATCAAAGCGTCCTCCCTCGCCTTGGCAGCAATGGCTGGGTCGGGTAGGTTCAGGAACCTGCGGACCGCTGCGGTGAGTTCATCCCACTTGGCTATCAAAAGTCCAACGGCTGCGACTGCTGCACCGATACCCGTTGCAAGGAGAGCGATTCTAAACGCCTTCATCGCCCCGGTACTTGCCCCGACTGCGGTTGCGTAAAGGGCTTGTGCTGCTGCTTGGCCTTGGGTGATTAGAATAGAATCCTTGTTGAGCAAATTAGCAACCTGCTGCACTCCAGTAGCGAGAGCCATGGCCCCTTGGACCTTGAGTAACGATTTCTGCAAGTCCTCGTTCTCGGACCCAAACAACGCTGCTGCACCTTGGGCGATTTGGAACCCTGCCGTTATACCCTGCACCGCTGAAACAACGGTGTCAATCCTTACGGTGTCGCTTGCAAGGGTCTTGATTCGCTGCGAGGTGTCCCCGATTTGGTCCTTGAGTTTCCCTGCCTCGGCCTCCATTTGCTTGAAAGCCTTCGTGCCTTCTTGCCCGGCCAAAGACATATCAATGAGCGTCTTTTGGAGTTCACGCAGACGCTGCTTCGCACTCGTCGTGCCTTGTGCGGTTGAGTCCTTGATTCCTACTTCGAGGACGATTTCTTTAGTTACTGCCATAGTTTTTTATTTGTCTGCCCATGCTGGTAATCCCGACACAACTTCCAAGACCTGACCTTCGGTTCCTATTCCCAAGTTGACCCAATCGGCTCCGTCCCAATACTTGATGTCGCCCTCTGCATCGCCCGGAGTAAACCCTGCACCTGCTGGACCGGGGTCGCCCTGCGCACCCGTCGCACCTGTTTCACCTTGAGGACCCGTAACCGCTGGCAGTTCTTTGATGGTTGGAATGGGAGGTACTTCGTTCGGGTAATCCGAATCCGTTGCAGGAACCGGGCCGTCGTAGGGGAAGTAATAGATTTGCTTTGGGGCAAACTCGGTCAAGTTGAGGATCCTGCGAAGGGTTACCCGGCAAGGCTTCTGCTGACCTATCTCGTAATCCCGAATCTCAAGCAGCCGCCAACGGACACCTCCGTAGTAGATAGGGGTTCGGAAGTCGAGTTGGCTGATGTCCACCGCATTGAGCATAATGGACAACTCCAACTGCATCGCCTCACGACTGACGGTTTCTTGGATAAAATTCCACCAATAGACGTTGAACAGGTTGTTGTTTGTATATGCGTAAGGGTCGCTATTTGCGGCGATATTCACCGCATAATACAACTGTTTGGGGATTCCAAAGGCAAGGTCGAAATCTGCTGCGTAAGGGTTGTTAAGGTGGCTGACAAAGGGCAGATTCAGCAACGACTCTGCGAGTGCTACCGAACCGCTGACCCCATATTGGTAGGCCCACGTCGTCGGTGCTTCGATGAGGTTGTATTGGGCTATGCGGTAACCGCTCTGCAAGGTCTTGATGGTTCCTGATAAAGCGGAGCCGTCCAAGTCCCAAACCCTTGCAACGACCTTATCCGTTGTGAAGTTTGCAGGGATTAGAGTGCTGCAAGAGAGTTCAACGACGTTCTCTCCTTTGCCGTAGAAGTTGTCGGTCGTGAAGATTCGCCCTCCGTAGCCTTCCTTTGCCAATGGGTAGTTCGACTTGTCCAACTTTGACAAATAGTCCCCGGCATCCTTGTACTTGAACACGATAGTCTTGTACTGATTCGGGTCCCCGTTCGTGATGTTCTGCTCTGCGTTCTCATCCGATTTCTGCGACCAGTCCACGACCCCCGATGAATAGAAGTCCACCCAAGGCTCCACGATGAGGTTCTTGGGGTCGGACGGGTCCGGCATGAAGTAGAGGTTGAACATCTTTTGCAGGTCTTGCAGGAGGTCCGATTGTTTGACATCAGCAGGCAGGGCCGTAGCCATGTCAATCGTCCCAATACTCGTTGGATTCTCCAAGCATTCCCAAAGGACCGTTGAACCGCTCAAGAGATTGCAGGCCGTGCTTCCAACGCCTGTCATCAATACCCTTATTTGGCTGCTGGTATTCAACTGGATATTGCTCCAAGTGATTACATTCGTGCCACTTGCTTGAGCCGTAAAGCCCCTTGATGGACTGACGACTCTACTCGTTGATGCGTCGTATAGGTAGAGAAAATTGTAGGTTTGATTGATGAACTGCGTGACTTGTCCAAAGTCCAGTTTAACCGTTACGTTCCATCGGGTTGGTAGCGCAGGGAGTTGTAGAGTGCTTGTGCCTGTGTTCCAATAGCCGGGGCGGTCATAGTAAGGGCTTGAGTCATCGGCAAAGTTTAGGTAACCGCTAAAGGTCCCTGAAAAGTTTTGACCGCTCGTACTTGCAGCAAAAATGTTTGACCCGGACAGGTTGACTGATAATTGCCCGGCAGCGTAAGGCATAACCAACTTACCGAACCGCTCCGAGTTGAAGAACTCCGATGTGTACCGATACCCTGCCTGTGCGAAAATGAGGTCCACCATCTTCTTGACGTAGATGCTTGGAGTCATCTTCCAATAAGGGACCGCAAACCATCCCTGCGTTGTAGCGTCCGTATAGCCGTAGTTGTCAACCAAGCCGTAAACGTAACCGCTCGCACCGCTTGCCGTCCAAGTCGCAGAAACATGGGCCGAGGTCAGCGTGTGGTTCATTCCGCTGACCCCAACCGTTGTCGCAAGGAGGTTGCCCTCAATGGACTTGAACAGGCTTACGTCGTCCGAGAATAGGCCCACTTCGTAGGTTACCTCGCCCCGAATCTTGGACATGGAAATCAGTTGCAGCACCCCGCTGAACACTTGGACCCCATCCTCCCACATCGCTGCACGAATCTTCTTGTTCGGTTGGAATCCGCCCACAAAAGACTGGATGTTGTAGGCATGACCAAAGCAGTCCCGATTTGTTGTCGTATTAGGCAACGTGATTGTCTTGGAGAAAGACCCTCTCCGCTTGGTTATGTCGGCAATGTCCTCCACCGAAAAGGTCAGGGCGATGTCGATTTCGCCCATAGTATCGAGGATGTAGGGAACCTCTGCGTTTGATTCGTTGAGAGGGTAGGCGATGAGGGTTACGCTCATAAAATGTTGTTCTTGTAAGCGACTGCAACCTCGACCTGCAACTGAGTCAGGCGGTCGTTCCTGCGAGTCGTGAATTGGTAAGTATTGGCGTTGACAATGGCTTCAACGAGTTGCCCATCCAGTTCAAGCCATACCTGCCCGGAGCGAACCATCTCAATCAGCCACTCGGATTCTGCATCCGTGAGCCAGTCCGAGTTGAGAGCGTAAACGTAGTCGAACTCCCCAGCCCAGACTTTGTCGTAGGTCGTGGTCGCATAAACGTCCGAGTTATAGCCGAACGTCTGCCGGGTAATGTTGGCCCTCTTGCGGTTCTTCAATGTGAAGACATACGCATCAAGCCCGCCCCACTTGTTTTGAAAGTGAACCGGGATGGAGTTGAATCGCTCGCATAGCCCCTTCGTATAGGTGTACTCTTGCCCGAAGTTGTCGTAGTTGTCCTCGTATAGTTCGTTGAATCGTTCCTCCAAGCAGAATGAACTTTCGGCTGGGTCGGCTCCATCCGCATCGCAGCGTTGGTTGAAGTCGTTCCAAGCGGAGTCCCCAAAGGCAATGGTGTAGTATTCGCCTTCATTGGACGGGAACAGGTACTCACCGCTGAACCCGTCGCTGGCTTGACCCGAAGTCAATGCCCGGATATTGGACGGCCCTGCACCGAAGCGGACGACTTGCTGCACCGCTGGTTGGCCGTTGTTGACCGTGTAAACCCGTGTAAGCGTACCCCCTGCCGTGTAATAGCGAATGAGGGCTTTGTCAAAGTTGGCCGTCGTGGTTCCCTTCCCTTGAGCGAGCCACCTCGCCTCGGTATTGGAGTGCCACACGAATCGGGTCGGGGTGGTCAAAGCCAAACTACCCAAAAGCGTCCCCGAAGGGAATCGAGTCGCAGAATTGTAGGACTGGAACTCTAACTGCTCCAAGTTCCCCGCAAAGGCCATGACCCCGCTGACGGTGGTAACCGTTCCCGTCTGCACGGCTGGGGTGTTGCCGTATTCGTCAAAGAAATCTAAGCGGTATCCCGCATAATAACCCGAATGATTGCTGAATGCGGTCTGCGTCAGCGATGGCTTAGTCGGTGCAATTAAGGTTTCAACGACCTTGGCAACATCAAAGAACCCGAAGTTGGTGGTGGGCAGTTTGTCGCACTTGAGCCGGGCGTATGTACTCCCTGCATTGTCTTTGACATCGCAAACAAATCGGTAATTAGGCTGGGCTATTTGGTCGCTGCTGACCTTGAAAAGCATCTTGTTGTAAACGGGTGTAGCCACTTGGGGCGACCCGGAAAGGACGGTTACTGCCATTTTATAGTTTGGTTGCTACGCTTATGGATTTGCCAAGGGTTTCAGCGATGGTGTTCACCAAAACGTCTATCATTTCGGGGGATAGGGCGTTGCTCATGAACTTAGTTCCCTCGACACCTCGCTCACGGATAGCAAAGGCCATTGTCCTGCCAAGGACTAAACCCTGCTCCTGCTTGGTTCTCATCCGCTTGAGTTTGCGTGAATAGGTTGGGGTTACTGCAATCTCCTTATTTGCAATCCAATCCGCTATTGCTTGGGGCGGTGGAATCTTGTTTTCGTACCTAAACTTTGAGTCCCTTGCGGATATGTAACTTGATGTCCTTCCATGAACCCCTTGGTCCACGTACTTCCAATAGGGGTTAGCCATGATAGCCACCACGATTTGCTTTGCGGATAGTTCGATGTCTTCGGGGGCGATAGATGCCGATAGCGTTCCCCCTGCGTTGGCGTTGGCTGCTTCGAGGTTCTTCTTCGCAAGTTCAATGACCCGTTCAATCCACTTGACCAGCACGTCATGGGTTGGCGACTTGCCTCCACCTTTGGGGCCGACGACTGAACCAATCCCCTCTAAAGCGGTTTGGTCGATGCCCTTCATCGAACCGCTGCCGAACTTGTTTACGGGCTTGCCATTGGCGAGGATGGTTGTTTCCATGTGGGTAAATGTCCCCCGTGCCGGATAGTGTCTATCTGCGCCTTGCTCGCTCCGCTTCCATCCGTTCCGCTTCCAAGATGTCGTGAATCAGGAGCGCATAATTGAGAAACTCCACCGCCTTCATTGCGAAGATGGCATCGAATTTGAGAACGTCCTTATTCGCCATCCTCCACACGACCATGAGCCAGCCGTACCCTGCGAGAGGGCTTACGTCAACTCCCCTGCCGTCTTCATTAGGTGCTTGGAATAGTCGCTCAAAACTTTCAAGTAGGGTTCGGAACTTAGCAAAAAAAAACTGACAACGCCCCAAACGTCGCCCACCTTGGCGTGCTTCTTCATCAGTTCGGCTCGCTCGGCATGGGCAGCCCCGTCGTACTTTTTCGGGAAGAATCCGAATAGACCGCCCTCCCTGCACAGGGTCGCCATGATGCGGTGCAGGTTTTGAAGCAGTTGTTTTTCGTCCGTCGTGTTTGCGTCCATTAACTCTATCAACTGCCCAGCGGTCAACTCGTCCGTGAACACCGTTGGAATCCACCACTTGCCCCCGGCTTTGAACTTTCGCTTGTAACCCAAGGCGGGCAATGCGTTCCACTCGCTGATAATGGCCTTGTAACGCTTTAGGACACTCTTGGCGGGCATTTCTCGAACGATTGATATATCGACCCCCTCAACGATTGCAACGACTCCTGCACGCTTGTCGTAATCTCCCAGCACGCTGGAGAACTCAATGGCTCCGATGCGTTGGAACTGGTCGATGGTGAGGTCTTGGAGTTTCATAGTTTCAAGAAGGTTTTGTAGGACGATGCCGACGATGCCGATGCAAGGTACTGGCTGAACTCCTTATCAGCCTTGCGTTCTTTCTCCGAGTAATACCATGGAATGTGCCTCGCTGACTCAAGCAACGAAACCCCACCGATAAAATACTCCTGACGATTGTAAACGGCAAAGGTCGTGTCGATAGGAACATCAACCCTTGCTGCCATGATGACCCTTGAGTTACGCTGACGAGTCGCTTCGTAGTTGTTCACGTGGGTGTAGTACGACGACCTTGGAGGCACATCATCCCATCGGAGCGACAGGCCGACCTTGCCTGCTTGGGGGAATTGTTGCAACCACTCCAAGCACATGGGAATCGTCCGCTTGCTGGTCTTGTAAAGGTCAAGGTCCGGGTCTGTAACCGCATAGAACGGCTCTCCCAGTTGTTGCACCAATCCCGAAGTCCATGGGGCTTGATGGCCCAAGTTCTCGCCAAGCATTACGACCTTGCAGGGGGTGGTGGCGTACCACTCCAGCAATGGCTCGTAGGTTGAACCGTTGTCCACGATGTAGATGTCCCCAATCCCCTCCCACTTGGTCAAGTCCCTGACCATCGCTTTGGGCCACGTCAACAGGTTGCGGTTGTTGATGATGACGGGGATGCCCATGGTTCAATAGGGCTTGACAATAAACCAAGAATCGCTTTGTGGTTCTTCGCTTGGGGTGAAAGGTTTACCGAACTCTGCAAGGGCTTGGGCTACCCCCGAAAGGGAACGGTCATGTCCGCATAGCAAACCACCCGGCTTAACCTTCGCCCAATAATTTGTGATGTCGTGCAAGGCCCATTTGTAGGAATGGTCCCCGTCGATGTAAATGAAGTCGAAGGATTCATCAGCAAGGAACTCCAAGGCTTTGTCCGAGTAGTCCTTAATGATGTCAACCCGGTCAACGTATGGCTTCAATCGCTCAAATGCAATGTATTCATGGCCTTTCATTGTGTTTCCATCAATGAAACCCCACCAATCTTGATAACCCTCGAACGGGTCAATAGCCGTTAGGTGTAGGTTCGGGAACTTGTCAAGAAGCCTCTCGGAATTGTGGGCTTCCCATACGCCTATCTCGATTCCCTTGATAGGTCGGTCGGTTGGGATGTGTTGGTACATGGTTAGAAGGTTATGATGAATTTTTCAGGTGAAGGCCATCCGGGATTGGTGTCGTGGACCTTGGTGTCGGGTTTCTTGCCAATCCAATGTTCGGCCTGCCAGCGTTGCTTGCGTTCCGGCTCACCCAGTTCCTTGATGTGGGACGACTTGGCCCACCAATAAGTACCGCCAAAGTACGGGTAGCCGTCGGGGTTGTTGTGGTCCGCCATGTGAGGGAACTGCTCCTTGGTAATCCAATGGCATCCCACCGCATCCACCCCTTCGAGCAGTTGCAGGCAGCGTTCCCAAGCCACGACGTTGAAGAAAGTCATAGACCTGTTCCAAAGTTGGTTGATGAGGGACGGGTCGCTTGCCCCCTTCGTGTGGGCGTACAGGTACACGGCTTCTTCTTCCTGCGAGGCCCGGTACATCTCGGTAAGCGTCGCCTGCTCCCAAGCATTGGTCCGGGTTACTACGACCTTGACCTTGTCGGCAACCATCGAGTTCTCCAGCACCTCCTTGACCGCTTTGCGTTGTTCGGGTGGACCGACGATGCCTACACGAATCTCATCCAAGACCCCGATAAGGCCGTAGTTGCAAACCGCCATCATGTGCTGGTTGAGGATTAACTGCCAATTCCCTCCGCAGTAGATGTGGTAGTAGTGAACGACTTTCATAAGGTCCAAAGGAGGGTTAGAAGGGTGAGGATGAAGAAAACGGCTGCAAGCGTCTTCCCGATTTCGATGAGCAGGTCAAGGATGCGTTCCGTGTTCATAGGGCAAAGTTAAACAACAACATACTTCCCAGAGTTACTGACCCTTAACTTGTTGAGGGCCACGTATCGCATCGCATCGCAGGCGTGGTTGAAGGAGTCAATCGGGACCCCCGTGTTCTTGCCTTCCTTGTCGGTCGCCCAAGTGTAGGATCTTAATTCTTTGATGAGGTTGGTCGAGTCCTTGGTTACCTGCAACTTGTAGCGTTTCAGGATGTCGATGCCGTTCCGAACCGAATCGGGACCCTTCTCCGCTGGTTTGATGTTGAAACCTAACCGATAGATTTCCTCGATGCTCTTGGGTTCGGCTGAATCCGCCACTATCTCCCAAGCCCTTGTGATGCCCAGCGACCGAAGTTTATCTGCGATGTCTTGATTGGTCAGGCCCGTGGAGTAGAGCAGTTCCTGAATCAGCAGGCAGTCCCCTTGGCGGTAGATAGCGACCAATGCCGTAGGGTCGTTGCTAAAGCCCCAGTCAAGCCCTAAGGCGACGAATTTCGCTCGGCTGACATCTATACCCTCCACAACCTCGAAGTCCTCGTATATCGCACCCTGTAGCGTCCCGACTTGACCGAGGCCGTAGACCTTCCACCAGTTCGCCCAGTAGGCAGAGGTTTCGGCTTTGGTGCGGTTCAGTTCGATGTCCCGCTTGATGGTATCAGGCAGGGCCTCGTTGTCGTTGTAGGTAAGGATTATCAGTTCTGCATCTTGTTCGGGCAAGACCTCCGTATGCGCCCAAAACTCATGCGTCGGGTTGAAGTCGATGTAGATGGCCTCGCTGGTACGGATGGCAAGTTGATAGTAGGATTCAAAGTCGATGTTGTTCGCCTCGTTGATGTAGACGACCTGCCTCCTTGCCCCTCGGAGCCGTGCCTCGGAATCAGCCGAAAAAAACTCGATGATTGAACCGTTGGCGAAGTGATAGGTGAGAAGGGTCTTGTTCCATCGGTCTGCGACCCATCGGCCCGTCCATTGCATGACCTTGGCGAAGTCTTTGATTGCACCCCTCCGTAGGTGGGGGATGGATTCGGACACTACCGAAATCTCGGTCTTGTTCTTGGCTGCGATGTCTATGAGGACCGCAAGGATAGCGAGGGTCTTGCCTGCACTTGTTCCGCCTTGGATGACCTTCTTCCGGGCCGTCATCCGACGGATTCGGCTGATAGCGGTCGTGTACTTAAAGTCCATCCCCAAACAGGGGTTGCTCAATGTGGACCGTGTTCTCCTGCTTGTCAACCAAGCCAAGCAGACGAGAGGCGATGTTGGCCGAGTAAACCCCGGCACTTGAACCCTCCAGCATATCCTTGTCGCAGGTCAGCCTTATGCGTGTAATGATTGGGGAGAATGTCTTGTGCAGGTCCGTAGTCCCCTTCCTGTAATCCGAAAGGTCATAGCAAACCCCGTTCTCTGCAAGCCATCCTTCAAAGCCCCGAAAGGTAATCGGACGCTCTTTGTCACGGTAAACCATGTTCCCATCCTTGCCGACATAGTCCTGCACCCGGTAAGGGTTGGCCTTGTTCTCGGCTCGGTATTGCTCAAACGCAGCCCATAGTTCTTCGGGGGTATTCCAAATTGGGGGTCGGCCTGCCATCAGTATTCGATTTTGTCGATTAGGTCGCTAATCTTGTTTACGATTTTCATTTTTACTTCGTACTGGTTCGGGGCATTGGACTCATCCACCGCTCCGATGCAGTCGCAGAGGGTCGTTATCACCATCATAAGCGAGTCCATCCGAGCCTGCACCTGTGCCTCGTCATCCTTCGCCTTCGAGTTCGCCAAGTTCTCGGAGTTTATTTCTTGACCATGAGAGAGCCGACTTGCCACCCCAAAGGAGATAACTGATGTAACCGCAGTCCGAGGTATCGTCTGCGTTGTCGTAGTAGGTTTCGGCCCTTGACAGGTAGGAGTGCATCCGCTTGATGGTTTCCACCGAGATGGCTTCCCCATTCGCTAACTGCTGCGCCCTAACCTTGCCTGTTTGGGTAGCACACTTGTTGCCGTTCCTTTCGTTGAGTTCTATCCCTCGCTTGGCATTCGACCGAATCTCTTGGCCGTAGTCGGAGTAAGACTCGAACTGCTGCCTCTTGTGATTCTCCCACGTTGAGCCACAAACCGCCAATCGTTGAGCCGTATCGGGGAACTCCGTGTTGACGTTGTTGTTGGACATACAACGACCAATGAAGCCTTCTCTTGACTCGTTATTGTTCGGGATTGGCAGGGGCATTCAGGGAGTGGTTTATGGTGTTTTGGTTGACTTCGAGGAACAAGTCCGCTTGCAGGTAAATGTATTGAAGAGCCGATTTTACGCAGTCAGCGCACCACCAATTCGTGGGCGGTCGTCCATGAGCGGTCAGGATGGCTTGCAGTTCACCAACGGCATCGGGTGGCAGTCGCATGGTTAGGGATGCCACATATTGGTCCCAGTACTTCCTGTGCTTTTGGGCCACGATGAACTGGTCGTTGGTCATTTGAAGGTCCATTCCCGGATAATTATTGCGGTGGCAGAAGATGCGAGGCCGAGGATAGGAGCCAAGTACCATTGGCAGGTCGGTAGGGTCAGGGCAAAGCCAAGCCAAAACCCGAAGCAGGTCATGCACGAAAACGGCTTCCGCTTGGCGAATGGCAGAGCGTAGAACCATTGGGGCAGGACCCGGAACTCCACGACCGCAAGGGTCGCTAAAGCACTAATCAGGATGGGATAGACCAGTATATCCATTGGACTCGATTGCGGTTTTGATTTTAGCCTTGGCCTGTTCTATGGAGTAGATTATTGACCTGTACGGGATGCCCGTTTCTCGGCTCATAGCCTTCATGTTGCCCGTTTGCATGAGCAGGTTGAGCAGTTCCTTGTCGTAAGGGAAGGCCCCATCCTTGGCCCACGAATCCATCTCTTGCTGGGCAATAGCCCAAAGGTCGTCGAGCAGCGTGTCGTAGTCCTTGCCTTCTTCTTGGGTTTCGGGGTCAACCTCGACCCTCTCGTCGTGATGGCGGTACTTCTTGGCGAATTGATTATTGTTGCCCCGGTACAGGTTCATGATCAGCCGAACGATGTAGAAGCGCAGGTAGCCTTGGACCTGCATCTTGGTAATCTTGTCGGGGTCTTTCTCCAGTAGGATCAGGACGACCTCTTGTTCGAGGTCCTTCCAAAGCGGATTGCCCCCCGTAATGGTGAGGCAAGCCTTGCGGATTTCTCCGCTTCGATAAAGGTCAAGGATGGTAGCCTCTGCGTTCACTAACGCAAAGATGGAGGGGGTTCTCGCTAATGTTGCAAAAAATCCCGTGTCCTGTTAAGAACCTGTGTACGCAGAAACTTGATGTCGGGCCTTGCTCTCATGTTTTTGGCAAGGATTTCGAGGTTGTGCATCACGGTTGCGTGGTTCCTTTTAATGATTCGCCCGATTTGGCAGTAGGTGTACAGGTACTCCGAATAGGCGATGTCGGCAAAGATGCTGCGAGCAAGGACCAGTTCTTGGGTCTTGACTTCGCTCAAGATGTCATCGGGGCTGACTCCGACGACCTCTGCGGTGTAGCCGAGTATAGTTCGTGAGATTAGGTCCATGGTTAAAGCATTGATTCGATTAAGTTTATTCTCTCTCCTATCCACCGCATGACTGGTACGGCCATTGAGTTACCGCAAGCCTTGTACCTTGGCCCATCGGGGCATTGGTCGGCTTCCTTGTTGCGGTATGGAATCTTTGTCCAGTCGTCCGGGAATCCCTGCAAGCGTTCACATTCCTTGGGGGTCAGCCTTCGTATAGCCATTGAACGCAACACGGCTATCGGCTGGGCAATCTGCTGATCCTGCATTGTGCTAATCGTAAAGGCTTGATCTTCTTGACCGAGATATCCTTTCCCTCCACCTTCGCAACCACCACGAACCTTGAAGGCTATCGGTTGGAGATTTACTACGTGAAAGAATGCCTCTGCATTCATTATCATTTGATTATTTACTTGTTTTGCAAGTTTGCATCCAATAGTTGGGCAGACATTTGGGATGCCTGTTGTTCCAACGCTTCCTTGAGCATCGGAGGCAACTTCTTCCCTCTTTTTTCGGCTCGGTTTAGGATTCCCTTGCAGGCTTTCGGACTCAAATAGAACCGCTGCGGCAACTCTCCAGTCTCCAAGGTATCCGACAACAAACACTCTTCTGCGTCTTTGGGCCACTCCGAAGTATTGAGCGTCAAGAACTCGGTAGGCGAACCCATAGCCGAGTTCCCCCAACGCCCCAAGGAAGGTTCCAAAATCTTTTCCTCCGTTGGACGACAATACACCGGGGACATTTTCCCACACGACCCACTTGGGACGGAATTTATCAGCGATTGAAAGAAAGGTAAGCATGAGGTTCCCTCGTGGGTCATCAAGACCTTTGCGAAGTCCGGCAACGGAGAAGGATTGGCATGGGGTTCCGCCCACGAGAAGGTCAATTGGTCGCTCATCTGCGATTGGGTTTTGGTTGATTCTTGTCATGTCGCCAAGGTTTGGGACATGGGGAAAACGATACTTTAGGACTTCGGAGGGAAACTGCTCAATTTCGGAGAACCATTGCGGCTCCCATCCAAGGTCGTGCCAAGCGACTGAAGCTGCCTCAATGCCTGAACAAACGGATCCGTATTTCATTAGAACGGGTTAGGGGGTAGAGGCATCCAATGGCTCACTTCAATTAGGAACCAAGTTTGATGCTCGTAGTACCAACGGCCGTCCCCAAGCCATGCGAGCGCTTGATTCATGTCGGTCGTGAATATCAGGACAGGCTCGTAAGGTGTCGGCATCCTGTCCAAGCATTTTACCCATTCCATCGTCAGGCGTTTTTGGCTTGGAGGATACGACCGAGCAGGGTCCAGTTGACGGACCAAGCCTTGATGGTTTCGCTTTTGTCGGGGCGGTTGCAGTTGACGCATTCCTTGCGGATGTGCAGTTGCCAGCGTCGGAAATCGATTGGTGTGGTTTTCATGGGGTTGGGGTTTGATTATCCGTTGGAAACAGATTTGGATTTTTTTTGCAGATGTTTACGTTCTCAAAACTAAGCATCGATGTATGGAATGAATCGCAAAATTCGCACTTATAGTACCCCTTATGGTACTCTATCCACTTGTGCGAGTCGTACTTAATTTGCGCCCAATACATTCTTTCTTGTTGTTCGGGAGTGAGGATTATTTCATCTTCTTTAATTGGTATATTCATCGGTTTGGGGTT